AAAATGCTTTTGACAAGATCCTCAAGGAGTTTTAAATGGTTGCGCAAAGTAGAACGCTCAAGCTGTCGATACTTGCTGACGTTGACCAGCTTAAAAAATCTTTAAACAGTGCCAATTCTGACGTCGAAGGTTCAAGCAACAAGCTTGGCGAATTTAGCAAGAAGGCTGGCGTTGCTTTTGCGGCCGCTGCCGCTGCTGCTGGTGCGTACGCAGTAAAGCTTGCAGTTGACGGCGTAAAGGCTGCGATCGAGGACGAAGCTGCGCAGATCAGACTTGCTACATCTTTGAAAAATGCAACAGGCGCAACAAATGACATGATCGCTTCTGTTGAAAAGCAGATCCTTAAAACATCACTAGCTACTGGCGTGGCTGACGATAAATTGCGTCCAGCCTTATCTCGTCTTGCTTTATCAACAGGAGACGTTACAAAGGCGCAGGATCTTTTGAGTCTCGCGCTAGATATTAGCCAAGCCACCGGTAAAGGTTTGGACTCAGTAGCCAACAGTTTAGGCAAAGCCTATGACGGCAACACAGCAGCTCTTGGCAAGCTTGGAATTGGCCTTTCAGCAGCCGAGTTGAAGGCCATGTCATTTACAGAAGTTCAAGGCAAGCTGTCAGATTTATTTGGCGGAGCAGCTGCGGCCAACTCAAAGACATTTGCTGGACGTATCGAAATCCTTAAAGTTACATTCGACGAAGCAAAAGAGTCGATCGGCGCTCGATTGCTGCCAATCATTCAAAGCCTAGTTGAGTTCATTGTCAACAAAGTCGTGCCAGCCTTAAGCAAATTTGCAGACTTCTTTAAGCCAATCACAGACGCAATCAAAGACAACAAAGCCGAATTCACAACATTCATTGACTTTATTCAAAAATACGTAGTTCCAGTATTGGTCAACGTATTAGGAACAGCCTTTAAGGTTGTTGGTCAAATTGCCGGCGGAGTGATTAACGTAATTGGTGCAGTAATTGGCGGCCTTAATAATCTAATCGCTGGCGCTGTCTCAGGTATCAACGCACTTATTCGACTTTACAACTCAGTGCCATTCTTGCCTAACGTCTCACAAATATCAGCGCCGACAATAAACATTCCAACGGTTTCAGTGCCAAGCGTGTCAGCAACTAGCAGCGTGCCAACAATTAGCGTGCCAACAGTATCCGGCGGATCTGGTTCAACATCAACTGGCGGTGGCGGAGTAAGTGCGGCCGCAGCTGGCGCAGCTATGGCAGCGACACCATTTAGCACAGCTTTGACACCAGCGGCAGCTATCAGACGAGCTGAGGCAGCTAGTGGCGGCAATAACAGCGGCATAAACGTCACAGTAAATGGCGCGATCGACGCAGAAGGCACAGCGCGCACAATCGTCAACGTTCTGAATGACTCATTCTTTCGCGGTACAGGCGGCGCAGGTGCGCTGCTAGGTGCAAGCGGTTGACGCAGTGGTCGCCAGTTTGGCGAGTCAAAATCGCTGGCGTAGATGTAACTGACTCAGTTCTAGCCAGCCTCAACATCACCTCAGGGCGAACAAATATCTATGAACAAGCACAAGCTGGTTATTGCTCAATTACGCTGATTGTCTTAAATCAAGCTGCTATTGACTATCAAATAAACAACACCTTGTCGGTTGAAGTTCAGGACACCGCCGCCGTTTATCAGCCTATTTTTGGCGGCTCGATTGTGGATATTGCTGTGAGCGTCTCAGAGGTCGGCTCAAGCGCGTACACGCAATTGGTGACAATTACTGCCTTGGGCGCTTTGGCAAGGCTTCAAAAGGCTCTTACAGACGGAGTCTTGACACAGGATTTTGACGGCGATCAAATCTACACAATTTTGTCTCAGGTGCTTTTTGCGCAATGGCAGCAAGTTCCAGCTGCCGAAACTTGGGCTGCCTATGATCCGACAACGACTTGGGCTACAGCTGGCAACGTAGGCCTTGGCGATATAGATAGACCGGGCAATTATGAGCTGGCACAGCGTTCATCATCACGAATTGTGATTTATGACCTTGTTGCTGCTTTGGCAACTTCTGGCCTTGGCTATTTATACGAGGACGCAAATGGCTTAATTGGCTACGCAGACTCAACTCACAGAACAACTTATCTTGCAGCTAACGGTTACACCGATCTAACAGCCAATCATGCTTTAGGTCGAGGAATAACGATCAAGACCAGAGCTGGCGACGTCCGCAATGACGTCACGATTAAATACAACACAAACAGCAGCAACGAGGTGAGCGACACAGATCCAGACTCGATTGCAACTTATGGCAATCTTGCGCAAATTATTACGACGACGATTAAACATACTTCTGACGCTGAGGATCAAGCAGCCTTTTATCTAACTTTGCGAGCCAATCCACAGCCGATTTTTGACCAAATCACTTATGCGCTGACAAATCCAGAGCTAGACAATGGCGATCGAGATAGCCTAATAAACGTCTTTATGGGTCAGCCAATAGCTCTGAACAATCTGCCTCTCAATATGTCCTCCGGTACTTTTCAGGGCTTTGTAGAAGGCTGGACATTTCGCGCCAGCTACAACGAGCTATCAGTGACGCTGCTGATGTCGCCGCTGGCTTACTCATTGCAAGCTATGCGTTGGAATGACGTGCCAATTAACGAGACTTGGGCTAGCGTGTCGCCAACTTTGACATGGGAATATGCGACAATCGTGTCATGATTGAAAGGAAAATAAATGGCTAATCCGACCACAAATTACGGCTTTGTTTTGCCGACTTCTACAGATTTAGTCACTGACTTGCCAGCAGATTTTGACGTGGCTTTGCAAGGCGTTGACACACGATTAAAGGCTTTGCAGCCCGGAACGACAGAAGGCGATCTTGTTTACTCATCAGCTACAGCAAATACAAACACGCGACTAGGTATTGGATCAACTTCTCAGGTTCTTACAGTTGCAGGCGGCGTACCAACTTGGGCAACGCCAACAAGCGGCTCTTTAACTTTGCTTTCAACTACTTCTCTTTCAGGCGCAACAACAACAATTTCAAGCATAAGTGGGTCATACAAAAATCTTATTATTTTAATTAAAGATTTCTATTCGTCAAGCAATTCCGATGTTTTAATGAGCGTTAATGGCGATAATACCGCCGCGAATTATCAACAACTTTGTGGGCGATCAAACGGCACAAATGACGGCACTTTTGCTGATAATACAACTGCTGGATTTTATGTATCAGGTTATCAAATTATTAACACTCAACAAGACAATTTTGCGTCAATTACAATTCCAGATTACGCAAACGCAACAACAAAAAAAGCCATATTATGTCTTTGCAATTCTATAACTAATTCAAGTGCAAAAGCAACCACAATAAACTCCACTGCTTACCATGGAACAATCGCTGCAATTAACTCTATAAGTATAAAAGCAGTAATTGGCACTTGGTCAGCAGGTTCAGTAGAAATATACGGTCAAAACTAATGGCTAATCCAATTTTAAAATTTGTCAATGCTGAAACAGGCGAGGAAATTGAGCGCCCAATGACGGCTGCTGAGTTTAAGCAATACGAGGCAGAGCAAGCGGCTTATGCTGCAAAGACTCAAGCTGAGGACGCTAAGGCAGCGGAAAAAGCCGCTTTACTGGCAAAGCTTGGCATAACTGCCGACGAAGCGGCGCTCCTGCTTTCATGACTTATCCGCAAGGCACAGCCGCAGCTGTTATTGCAGCTGCACTTGCAGAGGTTGGCACGATTGAGCAGGGCGATAACCTAACCAAGTACGGCAAATTTACCGGGGCGGACGGCTTGCCTTGGTGCGGTTCATTCTGCAACTGGGTCTTTCACACTGCTGGCGTAAAAATTCCTAACATGGTCAGCACTGCCGCTGGCGCTCAAAAGATGAAGGAACTTGGCCGTTGGAAAGAAAAGTCACAATTAGGCGATCTTTGCTTCATGGACTTTCCACATGACGGCGTTGATCGCATAAGCCATATTGGAATTGTCGTCAAGGTTGGGCTTAAAAGTGTTTTATGTATTGAAGGCAATACCAGCGGCACAGGCGATCAGCGCAATGGCGGAATGGTCATGATTAAACAGCGATTTTTAGGCAAAGAAATAGTTGGTTTTGGTCGTCCAAAGTACGCAGAATATGCTGGAGAATTTCCAGAAGTACAGTTGCCGAAAACGGCTGTCAAGGAGAAAAAGAAATGAACGAATTAAAGCCAATGCTGGCCAGTTATGGTCGATCATTTATCGCAGCAGCTCTTGCTGTTTACATGTCAGGAAATCAAGATCCAAAGGCGATCCTGTCAGCTGGTGTCGCAGCTGTCGTGCCGGTACTTATGCGCTGGTTAAATCCTAACGATCAGGTTTTTGGTCGCAAGTGATCCGAAAACTGCAAGCGGCAACGCTGGCGGTGTGCCTTCTGTTGGCGTTGTCGTCTTGCGGTTATCAGGGCTATACGCGCTATCCATGCCAAGAATTTGAGA